TGACCAACACCACGACGTGCTGCACCCGCTGCGCTTTTAATTGCTCCACCGACCTTTTTACCTTTACGCTTAGCAGCAGATGCAGCTTGTGCGGCGGCAAGGGCTGCTCGTTGTTTAGCAGAACCCCAAGCTTTACTTAGAGACATTGTATTATCCTTTTTTATTGCAAGAGACTACGAACTCATAGTTAAGATTTATAGAATTCAAGTAGTCCTTTGTTGTTAGTTTTAGTTGCTCACAATGAGCCTCTGATTGAGTCTGAATGGGATGCCAACCATCTATGATAGTAGCCTCACCATCCACTATAAACATAATTACTAGATACCACATGTTAAAAACCAAACCCTCTTGTTGTTACTTTGGTACCACCTCGTACAGGGAACAAGTATTCTACTGCATACCGAAGACCATCTGTCCAGTGTTCTACACCTTCTTTCTTACAGATAGTAGCGGTATCAGGATTACTTTCCACCCAAGCAGTACGCTCAAGGGATTTAATTGTATTAACACAACGCGGATGAACATACATGTCGATGTCCCCATTAGCGTTCTTGAACTTCTTGTTAATAGCTGCAACACTATCAACAATAGGAGGTGCTTTACTGTGTGCTCTGGTCTGTATTCTTTCAGCTTGTAGTATGCTAAAGTCTGTACGCCCAACAGCAGCAGAAGACTTCCTAGCCTTACCACTAGGGTCAGGATAAGAGATAATGCGGTGTCCACGATACTTATCTGCTAGAGTCCTAGCAAGAGTCTCAGTATCAGGATGCCCTTGCATCTCATCTAAGATGTGTATCTGATTGCCCCGTAGAGCAAAGATAACAGAAGCCATTATACCGACATTGAAGTCGATAGCAACATGCACATCTTCTCCTGATTCAAAGCCCGGTAAGGACTTATCGATGTGCTCTTTACGGTTGAATGTATAGAACACAGTATTACCAGAGTCCTCGAAGCTTGCTGTATATTCCCTAGCAAACTTCAAAGGGTCTAGTGTAAGTTTAATTCTTTCAATCTCCTTATCATCAAGGTAAGGAGAGTCTACATAGGTGTAGTGATAACTCTTCCAAAGAGCATCTGTGTCTTGTCTGTTAAACATATCGTGAAAGTAGTTATAACCCATTGGTGTACTAATTATGAGCGCCCTGCCGGGTTTAGCCCCGAAATTGTCTGCATTCTGTTTAGACCAACGAGTAGAGATACAAGGCTGGATAACAGACTCCCAAACTTCCTTGAGACTACTCCCTGCGCCCTTCCAAGAACACACTTCGTCACATACAACAAAATACTGACCTGTACCACGCATACGTTCTGCTGCTTCATAAGACCAGATTTTTAGTTGTACGTTATTAGGGAACCAGAAGGTGCCACTAACACGAGACGCTTTTATAGCATGTTCTTCCATACCTAGCTGATAGGCCAACAAAGGATAGTAGATGTCTACTGCCTGTTGGTAAGTAGGAGCGATGATAGCGACGTTCTTATTGGGAACTTCTTCAGGTAAGTCCATAAGCTCTTGTACAGCTAACATAGCAGAAACAGCCGCTAGATAGCTTTTACCAAACCCTCGACTAGCACACACCACAGAATAACGTATTTGATCTTCTAAGAATAAGTCAGTAATGATTTCAGACTGTCCCTCATGTAACGTAACTTCCATAATATATATCCTATAATACTAATTTGTGATACAAACAAATACTCTTGTAAAGTGTTATTATTGTTCCCCAAGAAATCTCCTACTATAACCACCACAAAGACATGAAGTAAGTAGAAAACAACAGGAGATAAAAGAATTACCATTTTACTTTGTTAGCCCAATAAGCAGCACTCATTTTACCCTTAGCAATATTAGTAGCATGACGAGCTTTCCAAGCCAAGCGGCGAGAACGATAAGCATCACTTTCATTAGCTTTCTTAGGGCTTCCTTTTACGCCTTGAGATCCAAAGCGAATAGTTTTAACTTTATCACCAACCTTAGCCACAACAACATGAGACTTAGTTGGATGATTCGGAGTGCGTTTAGGTTTATTGAACCCAGACACACCAGCACGAGCTAGTCGTGGATCCTTCTTAGTCATTACATAGACTTCTTACTACGGGGCCGAGAAGATTTAGTAACTTTGTTCTTTTTAACAGGTGGTTTAGCGGTCATGTTGGCTTTCTTCTTTTTAGAAGGACGTCCAACTTTACTTCCATAGGTACCGGGACCATAAGGCATGATTATTTCCTTTTCTTAGGTTGTGAAGAATACTGCTTTCCTGCTTTTGTATCCTTGCGTTTCTTTGCTGAAGAAGCTTTATAGCGACTATCAGACATACGGTTAATAGCTTTAGTTGGGAGGTAGCGTTCACCGGTAGCATTAGGACCACGTACAGAAGGTTTACCAGACTTGGTTCTCCACTTCTGTTTAGTCCATTTAGTCATAGACTTCTGTCCAGCGTCTTTACCACCAGTATAAGTACCACCACGCTCTCTATAGAGTTTAGCAGCAAGTTGCATAGCTCTAGCAGAGTGTTTACCGCCCATACGAGCTACAGCATCTTTCTTAGCTTTCTCCCACTTCTTCGGGTTTGCTCTTCCCATCTTTCTTTTCCCCCTTCAGTGTGAGCTTAACAGCCATAGGTTTAGAAGTAGTAACTTCTTGTTCAAGTCTTTCTGGGACTTTCTTGTAGGAGTATTGCATAAGATCATTAGTAATCTTTTGTTGTGTCCCTTTAAGAGCAGCAGTAATGTGGGTAGGCTGTCCTGTTTTAGTGTTATAAGAGTTCTTAATCAGTTCTTCAAGGTCTTCATATTGTTGGACCATAACAGCGATAGGATCAAACCCAAGTTGTTCAAGCTTCTTTACAGATTCATAAGAGTAAATGTTCTTTGAACCTTTAGGACGACCTGCCTTTTTCCTTACACCACCGTTCTTACCTTCTTCACCGGCAAGGATGTCGCCATTCCAATCTTTTTCTTTAGC